AATTACAAAAGATAAAATGAAAGGTATGAGTGAATATCTATCTAAAAAAGCAAAAGAAGATATAGCTAAAAATCCTCAAAGATTAAAAAGACTTAGAGATATGGCTAGTAAACCTGGAAAATTAAACGGTATGTATGGATTTAATTGGACAGAAGAAATGAGAAAAAAAATGTCTGAAGCAACTAAAAAACAAAAAAAATATACTTGTATAGAATGTGGTATAACTACAACTATGGGTAATATTAAAAGGTGGGGACATATAATTTAATGTTTGGATATTTTTACAACGAGAGTATGAGAAAAATGACCGTTGCTTTCGGCCAACTTTTCAATAACATACAAGTTAAAAGAACAGATAGTTCAGGTAATATTGTTCAATCTATTCGTGTGCCTCTTGCATATGCACCCAAAGAAAAATTTTTAGTTAGATTAGACCAGAAACCTAATTTAGATGAAAGAGAATTTGCAATCACATTACCAAGAATGGGTTTTGAAATCACAGGCATTTCATACGATTCTGGCCGTAAATTAAATAAAATACAAAAGTATAAAACTGTACAAACAGGTGATGACGGCAAAGTAATGAATTATAATTATACACCTGTTCCATACAATATAGATTACAGTCTATATATTTTTACAGCGACGGCTGAAGGTGGTCTACAAATAGTAGAACAAATCTTACCATATTTTCAACCTGATTATACAGTTTCAATCAAACAAATACCAGAGTTAGAGATTGTAAGAGATGTTCCTATCGTACTAAATAGTGTTAATTACGAAGACAGTTATTCAGGTGACTTTACAACTAGAAGAGCTGTGGTATATACATTGAATTTTACAGCGAAGACCTACTTATATGGTCCAGCACAAACACAGAAAGTTATTAAAGAAACACAGGCTGATTTGTACACAGATACAGATACAACTAGCAAAAGAGAAGAAAGAATTACTGTAGTACCTAATCCGACAAGTGCGGATGCAGATGATGACTTTGGTTTTACTACAACCATCACATTTTTTGAAGACGGAAAAAGTTATGATGTTACTACAGATGAGGATAAATAATCATATAAATATAAGAGAGATTTAAAAAGGTAACCTATGGCAATTAATAAAATTAAATCAACATCAATCGAAGATGATGCAATTACCTCAGCTAAAGTTGCTGACGGGGTTATTAGTGCAGCTGATGTAGCAGACGGCACGCTTACAAGTGCTAAATTATCCTACCCTTTAACAACATTTAGTTCTACTGGTATAGATGACAATGCTACAAGCACAGCGATTACGATTACTTCTTCAGAATTTGTTGGGATTAATACTACATCTCCTCAAAGATACCTTCATATAACAGGTAATGATGGTGCTTCTGGTACTAATGCAGGTAACTCAGATACTCAAGTATTTATAGATAATGATGGTGGTAATGGTGCAATGATTGAGTTCGGTGCATCAAATACTGGTGCAGGAAGAATTATGTTTAGTGATGTAGATTCCACTAATCAAGGTCAAATAGAATATTTTCATTCTACTGACCACATGGAATTTTCTACAAATAAATCAGAAGCTATGCGTATAGACAGTTCCGGCCACGCCATCATACCAGCAGGTGTAACTTTAGGAACTTCAGCAGGAACATACAACGCATCAAATACATTAGACGATTACGAAGAAGGAACTTGGTCTCCTACTATAATAGTAGATGGTGTAGCTCGTACAACAGTTCTTGTAAATAACAATAAATATAGAAAAGTAGGTGGTCTAGTAACTATTTCTTGCATGATAAGAGCGCAAGGTGGCACAACAACTGGTGCTGTAACAATAGGTGGTACTTTACCTTTTACACCTGAACATGGTTTTACTATCAGACCATCTAACAGAGCATTAGATTTTGATGGTGATGCTCATTTAAAAGTAAATGCTAGTGATACCACTATATATACAAGATTATATTACGACCAAGATTATACCGACACAAACAACGAAGTATCAACAACAGATACAAGAAGTATTAAAGTTTTAGAATTTTCAGCAACCTATCACACAACAGCTTAACAACAAAGGAGAAAACACATGGCAATAACTAAAGAGACCCAAATCGGAAAGATTGAAGTGGTCGGAAAATATAAATCTGTCCAAGTAAGAACAGATACAGTAGTTATCGAAGATGGCGTAGAATTAACAAGAAAATATCATAGACACGCATTAAATTGTGGCACATTGGATGCTGATAACAATTTAGTAGATACAGATATTTCTGGTGAAAATTCTGAAGTACAAGCAGTATGTAACGCTGTATGGACAACTGCTGTTAAAAATTCATATAGAGATATGTTGATAGCTGAAGCTAGTTCATAAAATTAATTTTAAAAACATTATATTATGTCACTTGAAAATAAAGTCAACGAAATATTAGGTTTAGAACCGGCCAAAAATCCAGAAGAAAAGAAGGAGTTTAAGGCACCAGTCCCTCGTAAAGAAGACGAAAAATCTCCTGATGTTGATAATGATTACAAGTATAGTAGAGAAAACTATTATAATCTTATTGAAAGAGGACAAGAGGCCATTGACGGTATCTTAGAAGTAGCAAGAGAAGGCCAACATCCAAGAGCCTATGAAGTTGCAGGTGCATTAATCAAAAATGTGGCCGATACAGTAGATAAACTTCAAGATTTACAAAAGAAACTCAAAGACTTAAAAGAAGTACCTAAAACAGCAAATAATAATATTAAGAATGCCTTATTTGTAGGTTCTACTGCCGAATTACAAAAGATGTTAAAAAATGATGATAAAGTTATTGAAGGCAAAACTACCGAATCAGAAGAAAAAGATATTTCAGATAAGTGATTTAAACTATGTTAAAAATGGACTTGCATTGCAGGCCATTTTAGACGGCGAAGAAATGATAAATCCTATAGAGATACTTCAAAAAGAAATATCGAAAACTCCTCGTATGGGAGCTGCAAATCAACCTTACAATGAACATAGATATGCAGTACATAAAGGCAGTAGTCGAATTCAGGCCGCTGTCAAATTAGGTTACACGCATATAGAAGGTATAATAATCAATGAGTGACGCATACTTAGGTAATCCAAATCTCAAAAAAGTAAACACACCAGTTGAGTTTACAAAAGAGAATATTAAAGAATATAAAAAGTGTGAAAAAGACCCTTTATATTTTATGGAAAAATATGTTCAAGTTGTTTCACTTGATGATGGCCTTGTGCCTTTTAAAATGTGGGAATTTCAAAAACATATTGTAAGAACCATACACGATAACAGATTTACTATTTGTAAATTACCTAGACAATCAGGCAAATCAACAACAACAATTTCATACTTACTTCATTATGCGTTATTTAATCCCAATTCTAATATTGCTATACTTGCAAACAAATCATCTACGGCTCGTGACATACTCGGAAGATTGCAACTCGCATACGAAAATCTTCCTAAGTGGTTGCAACAAGGTGTAATTAATTGGAACAAAGGTAACATTGAATTGGAAAATAAATCAACCATTGTTGCGGCTGCCACATCATCAAGTGCTATTCGAGGTGGTTCTTTTAATATTATTTTCTTAGACGAGTTTGCTTTCGTACCGGCTAATATTGCCGAAATGTTTTTTAGTTCAGTTTATCCTACCATCTCATCTGGTAAAAAAACAAAGATGATTATTGTATCAACACCACATGGTATGAATATGTACTATAAGTTATGGGTTGATGCAATCAATAAACAAAATGATTATGTGCCTATCGAAGTACATTGGTCAGAAGTTCCAGGTAGAGATGAAAAGTGGAAAGAGACCACAATACGAAATACCTCGCCTGAGCAGTTTCAACAAGAATTCGAATGTGAGTTTTTAGGTTCGGTTGACACTCTTATATCGCCGGCAAAAATTAAAGCGACCCCTTATATACCGGCGATAGAGAGTAAAAACGGACTACAGATGTTCAAACGGCCAGAAAAAGACAGACTGTATGCTTGTACAGTTGATGTGGCTCGTGGAACAGGTAAAGACTATTCAGCGTTTGTAATATTTGATGTTACAAAAATACCATATGAAGTTGTTTGTACATATAAGAATAATGAAATTAAACCTCATGTATTTCCAAGTATCGTAGAACAAGTATGTAAAGGTTATAATCATGCTCATGTATTAGTAGAAGTCAATGACATTGGCCAACAAATATCTGAAATCATGCACATGGAATTAGAATATGATAATATGATGATGACGACACAAAGAGGCCGTGCAGGTCAAATATTAGGTGCTATGTTTAGTGGCCGAGGCACATCTATTGGTGTTCGTATGACAAAACAAGTAAAAGCCTTAGGTTGTCAAAGTATAAAAACGCTTATTGAATCAGATAAAATGATATTAAATGACTTTCAACTGATAGAGGAGATGTCCACTTTTAGTAGGCGTGGTAACTCCTGGATGGCGGAGGACGGGTGTAATGATGATTTAATGATGTGTTTAGTCATATTTGGCTGGTTATCAAACCAACAATACTTTAAAGAATTATCTAACTCAAATATTCGAAATCAATTATATGAAGAACAACAAGCATTAATTGAACAAGATATGGCGCCATTTGGTTTTATAGATGATGGTACACCAGACCACGAAAAATCCGAAGTAGATGAATATG